AACTCTAGCTGAACAAAGTCTTGATGATGCCACATATCGCAAAGAAACAGACAAAATGGCTAAACTACAGGCCAAGATTGATCGTTACGAAAGCGATCCAAAGACAGGCGAAGGTAAGAAAGAGCTAATGGAAAAGGCACGCAAGTTAGAATCAGAGCGTGATGAAGCTAGGAAACGCAGTCCATGGATTGGCTATGCTAGTACCCTATATCAACTAAGCATTGTTGTATTATCTGCAAGTATTCTTGCTGTTAGTATGAGTATGTTTTGGGGAAGTTTCTTTGTTGCCGGACTTGGATTATTGCTATCAGCACAAGGTGTATTTTTGTTCTTTTAATAAAATACTAAGTTAATATAAAACTACCGCTCCGTAAATAATAGTACACTATTATGGAGCGGTTTTTTAGTGGATCCACTAACCCTATTTGCCTTGGCCAACGGAGCTGTTGCTGCCGTTAAGAAAGGATGTCAATTATACAAAGACATCAAAGGTGCCGCAGGTGATGTTAAGGCCGTTCTCAAAGATCTCGACGATCAATTCCATAAAGCACATCCCCCTGGTACTCCAGTATCAGTAGAGGTAAAGAATCAATTTGTTCAAGAAAAAAATCGTGTTATAGAATTAAACAAGCGTGACGGTGAAACCGCAGGTATATATACCGAACTTGGTAATTATCTTGGGGACTTTTTTGATGCCATGACAAAATGTATGGCAGTCATAGAAGAAGAAGAACGCAAAAATCGTGAAGAGCTTTATGAAGGCGAAAGTAGTTTAGGTAAAAGAGCACTCCAACTTGTACTAATGAAAAAACAATTAGAACAAATGCAGGTTGAATTACGCGAAATGATGATCTACAATGCACCCCCTGAATTAGGTGCACTTTGGACTGATGTCAGCGAAATGATGAAATCAATGGGTGCTGAACAAAAATTCTTACTTAAGAAAAAACTACGAGACGAAGAAAGAATAGCGGCTAGAAGACGAGCCAAATTTAAACTTTATATGACCGAATTAAGTTACGGTGGAATAGCGTTTGCATTAGTGATTGCTATGGTAATTTTAATGGCGTGGGTGTCACATGATAGACGACAACGATGGCCTGAACTAGAACCCGATGTTCTTGCACAAAAACGAGAAGAAAGAAAAAAATTAAAATTAATAGAATTAGAAGAATGGCAAGCAAAACAAAAAGCTGAAGATGAATATTATATTAAACATCAACAAGATTTTGTTAATTCACAACGAGTCAAAGAAGCTAATGATGATTTGAAAAATGAAGATAAACCAGGAGAACAGTAATAGCCACAGTCCATAATCCCAACCCTACTGCGGTCATTAACCAAAAGAATGTTTCAAAAGGGAGATCAAGTACCCAATCTGTAAAACTATCATTATTTTTTTGATTATCATCTTCAATTTCTTCTTGCATTCAAATATTTACTGGTAGATTAAGCATATATTACATAGCAGATAATTCCTGCCAATAAAAATAAATAATAGTACACCAACATGGAGTAACAAATGGCTGACGAACAACCAATTAGCGCAAGTGAGCAGAAAAAAGAAGACTGGATGAATAGCAAGTGGCGTCCTATGATGGGATGGATGTACATGCTAGTCTGTACCATGGACTTTGTAGGATTTCCTATTTTGTGGAGTTTATTACAAGGATTAGATCACGGTAATGTGTCAAGCCAATGGCAACCATTAACTCTACAGGGTGCAGGATTATTTCATATTGCTATGGGTGCTGTTATAGGTATCAGTGCATATGGACGAACACAAGAGAAATTAGGCGGGGCGGCTGGACCAACTATGAACTTCCCGCAAGGAGCAGGAACAACCTATGTACCACCCGGACAAGGTAATGTCAATGTAAGTAACCAACCAAATATGGGTGGGGGTTTTGGAGGAGCAAGCAATGGCGGATTTGGGACACCAGCAAGCGGGGCGCCAGCATTTGGCACACCTGCGTCAGGAGGATTCGGCAGTTCCAGCAGTGGTTTTGGTTCAGCACCGGCCGCAGGAGGCTTTGGTAGCAGTACAGGAGCTGGAGCAACAACGACTGGCTTTGGCTCAGCCCCAGCAGCCGCACCAGTCACAGGTCAAGTAGCTGTAGGATTTGGTGGTAAACCAGCCCCAGTACCTGCACCGGATCCAGTAATTTAAAAAAAAAGGGTATAACATGAAAAAAATATTAGCATTATTAATTGTAGCCTGTATGGCCAGCACTGTATTTGCCGAGGCTGAAGTAAAAACTGTGTGTCATGATAAACTTGACAAAGCAGGTAAACCAATTACAGGTAAAGATGGTAAAACTGTACAAGATTGTAAAAAAATCAAAGTACATAAAAAACTAGAAGGCGATGACGCAGTTCCAGTTAAGAAATAATAACTGTTGACAATCTACAAAAGGTATAGTATACTTTACTATACCTTTTTCTATTATGGCAGATCATTATCAAACTTTGGGCGTAGATCGTAACGCCTCACAAGATGAAATCAAACGAGCATACCGCAAATTAGCGGCACAGCATCACCCCGACAAGGGAGGTGACACTGCTAAGTTTCAAGAAATATCTGCGGCCTATGACACACTAAGTAACCCAGAGAAAAAAGAACAATACGATAATCCTCAACCACAATTCCAAAATGCTCCCGGTGGATTTCCGGGAGGATTCCATTTCCATACAGGAGGTGGTATTCCTCCAGGATTTGAAGATATATTTGCACAATTTGGAATGTTTGGACAAAGGCAACAACCTAGAAACAGAACATTGAATATACAAACTACTATTTCTTTAGAAGAAGCATTTCATGGTAAAGATTTAGTTGCCACTCTCGGACTACCTAGCGGACGAGAACAAGTAGTCGAAATTAAAATACCTGCAGGTACACATGACGGATTGGTATTACGATTAGCAGGTATGGGCGATGATAGTGTTCCAAATGCACCTAGAGGTGATATACATTTAACAGTTAGTGTATTAGAACACACACTATTTCGAAGACAAGGCGATGACTTAATTCGCAATGTAGAAATCAGTTGCATAGACGCCATGCTAGGTAAAAACATCTTTGTAGACACCATAGATGGTAAAACTTTAGAAATGACTGTTCGTCCTGGAACACAACCTGGACAGATACTTTCTGCCGCAGGTTATGGTATGCCTAAGCTCAATGATAATAGATTCAAAGGGAGATTATTAATGCCCGTAAATATCAAAATTCCTACTTTCTTAACCGATGAACAAAAAAGAATCCTTCAACAAAACTTTCAGTAAATATTTGTATGTTAAAAATAATTAAATTTCCCAATGAAATATTAAGACAAAAAGTCGAAGAGTTTGATTTCGAAAACTGCATTCTTGATCCGGAAAAATTAGAAGCAGAACTAATCGAAACTATGTTTGCACACGACGGCATCGGACTTGCTGCCACACAAGTTGGAATAACTGTGCGGGTGTTTGCTATGGGACACAAGGATCATCCAGAAACTGCACAAGCGTTCTTTAATCCTATGGTCGTAAAAACCACAGACACTGTAGAAGATCTGGAAGAAGGATGTTTGAGTTTTCCAGGTGTTTATGTTAATATAAAGCGTCCTACAAAAATACTGGCTCGTTGGCAAAACTCAAAAGGTGAATGGCAAGAATCAGAATTTGATGGATACAACTGTAAATGTTTCCTACACGAATTGGATCATTTAGAAGGTATAGTTTTTCAAGATAGAGTTAGCACTCTTAAATGGGCGTTAGCAGTTAAAAAAACAAAAAAAGGAAAGAAACATAATGTTAGAACCAAATAAAGATTTGGAAGAAATCTTTGAAAATGCCGTACAGGTAGCTAGTGTTAATAAACATGAATATATTACCCTAGAGCATTTTTTACTTAGTATGCTCAATAACGAATCGTTTGTAGGGATATTAACTGAATTTGGCACAGATGTTAAAGTCTTCAAAGAAGAAGTTGAAAATTATATCAACAATGAATATCAAACTATTACATCAAACGAAGATGTTAAACCCAAGAAAACTGTTACTGTTGATAGAGTACTAAATCGTGCATTCACTCATGTTTTATTCAGTGGTCGACAAATTATAGAACCAGTTGATTGTTTTATCAGTATCTTTGCTGAGAAGAAAAGTCATGCAAATTATTTTATTCGTAAAGCTAACATTGACAAAGATACATTTATTAATTTTGTTAAGAAAGATGTTATCAATGAAGATGGTGAGACAGCCAGCACTTCGGGGAATAATACACAGTTAGAAAGATTGATACTACAATTTTGTACCAATTTATCAGCTCGTGCTAAGAGTAAAAAGATTGATCCTGTGATAGGTCGAGAAAAAGAAATTGAAGAAATAGAACTTGTTCTCGCCCGTAGAACCAAAGCCAATGCTATTTTAATTGGAGATCCAGGTGTAGGTAAAACTGCTATTGCAGAAGGACTAGCCCGTAAAATCTTTGAGGGCACTGTGCCCAAATTTATTCAAGATTACACAGTTTATAGTTTAGATATCAGTGCCCTACTTGCAGGTAGTAAGTATCGTGGTGACTTTGAAGAAAGACTCAAAGCAGTGTTACACGGTTTAGAGAAAAAAGGCAAATCAATATTGTTCATTGATGAAGCACATATGATGAATGGTGCTGGTGCAGGCGGGGGCGGCAGTACCAATGATATGGCTAATATGCTGAAGTCTGCATTAACCAAAGGCAACATCAAAGTTATTGCCAGTACCACATGGGAAGAATATCGTAAACACTTTGAAAAGGATCGTGCATTGATGCGCAGATTCCAGCGTGTGGTTATTGATGAACCTAATGAAGCAACTGCTATTAAGATCATTAAAGGTCTTAAAAAGTATTATGAAAAACACCACGGTGTTAAAATTACCAATCAAGCAGTTATTGACTCTGTTAAGTATTCTATCAAATACATCAGTGATAAGAAACTTCCCGACAAAGCAATTGACCTAATTGATTGTGCAAGTGCTCGCTTCAAAGTGCGTGATGAAGAAGGTGGCATTGTTGATCATGACGAAATCTTATTTGAAATCAGCAAGATTGCTAATATCCCGCTTGAACAAATTAATAACAAAGAAGGTAACAATCTTATCAACCTTGAAAAGAACATGAAAGAAAAAGTGTTTGGTCAAGAATCTGCTATTGATAGTTTGTTAGACAAGGTGTTTATTGCACAGTCAGGATTAAAATCATTGAACAAACCAGTTGGTAGTTTTTTGTTTGTGGGGCCTACTGGTGTTGGTAAAACTGAAGCCGCTAAACAACTGGCCACTAACATGGGCATTAAACTTGTAAGATTTGATATGAGTGAGTATCAAGAACAACACTCTGTTGCTAAGTTTATTGGTAGCCCTCCCGGATATGTGGGATTTGAAGATAATGCAGGACAACTTGTAACCAGCTTACAAGAACATCCTAACTGTGTCTTACTTTTAGATGAAGTAGAAAAAGCACATCCAAGTGTACTTACTGTATTACTACAATTGATGGATAATGGATTTATTACAGGTAGCAATGGTAAGAAAGCAGATGGTCGCAATGCTATTATCATCATGACTTCAAACTTAGGTGCCGCTGATGCTGAAAAGAATGCTGTAGGCTTTGGTAGTCTAGAGCGTGACAGCGATCCTAAAGATGCTGTAAACAAATTCTTTAGCCCAGAATTCCGCAATCGTTTAGATGGTACAATACGATTTGGCAAATTGGATCCAAAGACCATGGCTAAGATTGTCAAGAAGTTTATTGATGAACTCAACGAACTTATCAAAGACAAGAACATTCATATTAAACCTACAGTTGAAGCAGTTGAATATTTGATCAGCAAAGGCTTTGACAGCAAGATGGGTGCTCGTCCTTTACAGCGTGTTATTGATAATATGATCAAGAAACCTCTGAGTAAAGAAATATTATTTGGTAAGCTAGTTAATGGCGGAGTCGTAGAGATTTCTGTTGAAAATGACGCTCTTAAAATTAATGTCATTGATGTACTTCCAGTAAAGGTAAAAAGTGAATCACCAGAAGTTTCCGACATCTAAGTTATTCTACGGTAAATGGCCCTACAAGATTCTTTGTATAGTAAAAGAATCTTGGAAGATCAAACGAATGGGTGTGGATAAAACCATTGAATACTGTTACAATCCAAGGAATACTTTTTATGCTAACAAATGGAGAGGTAACCCTACAGATATAAGTCGCTTGTTGAAATTTACCACTGCGGTTGAACCTTTCCTGTCAAAAGAAATACAGGTTAGAGCAGAGAATAGTATGTTTAATATCTACTGTAAAGACCAAACACTGTATAATGATATGGTTACTCAGTTAGATGAGTTTATTACAGAGGTTCATGAACCTATTAATATCTACGAACTAGATTACATAGTTGATAATGGTGCTAAAAAAATCCTATGTAATCAATTACCGCATAAAAAATATCAGTATAGAGTTTGGATAAAGCCATCATTTAAGCCCGATGCTAGACTTAATTTTAGCATTTGGCTTGCAAATTACCAAGATCGTGTATTATCCAACAACAGTACAATTAAATGGTTTAACAGTCAAGGTAGGTACTGGAGTGATCAACCTAGTATATACATCAAAGATTCAGCAACATTAAGCATGGTAGGACTGTATCTAGGCAATAACCTACAAAAAGTTGAAGAATTTATTCCAAGATCTAATATAAATATTAGTCTAAATCAGGAAAACACATGCCAGCTCTAAGCCAAGGTCTCGAATTTGTCACTTATACTAACACAGCCAGTGTTCAGGTAACCTATCCACTATTCACTACAACAAATGCAACCTTGTATTACAATAGTGCTATGGTGCAGGGTGACGGCTATTACGGTAGCAGTGACGGCTTACATACTGTTATGTACAACTATGACAGTAACTTCCTCGGTACTATTACTATGCAGGCTACATTAGCCACCGCACCTACCGAATCAGACTGGTTTACTATCAACGAAACTGTTACTACAATTACCAGCAGTACCAATACATATAACAATGTAGATGTCACTGTCCAGTCAGATTACTACAATTTCACCGGTAATTTTGTTTGGGTCCGTGGAACTGTTGCTATAAGTGCTGGTCAAGTAGACTCAATCTTCTATAATCACTAATTTTCCATTTGTTTAGTTTATAATAAATACTCTATACGGTGAGTGTTCTGCATCCACCAACTTTTAGAATACACTATTATGAAACTAATGGAATTTTTTGGCAAGCCAGTTGACATGTATAAAGAAATGTCTAAAGAACGCAACGGCGATCACATGGGCGATGACCTATTCTGGTATATCATAGACCACGATAAACTACACAAAGACTTCTTCCATCCTATTGCTAAAAAAGTCAAAGAAGATCATAAAAAGAACAAATTAGACAAAGAAAAGATCACTATGGAATTCTTACCCATGGTCAACAAAGGTTGTATGGAATTCTATCATCATCATAAGATGAAGGGTCGTCCTGGAAAACTATTTTCTAAAGAACTTCGTAAAGACATGTGCGAAAGACTTTACGATCATTACAAAGAAGATATTGTCAAAGATCAATATAAAATAGGACAGTGATATGCGTATTAAAGAACTATTAACCGAAGGTGGTAATGTTTTTGCTGGTAAGACTACTGCTATTAAGATGGAGCACATTACTCCTACACTAAACGCATACTTTGCAGAATTAAAAAGCCTATTTCCCCGTAAGGCCAAAATATTTGATGAACAACATTTTCATCCATTAGGCAGTGTTCGTAAAAAAGATGTATCAGGTGATATCGATCTAGGTGTCAGTGCTCACGATATTTTAGATAAAACAATGAGTGATGAAAGTATAGCCGCTTGGGGTGTAGATCCAAAAGCAGTTGCCGCAGAATTCACAGCATTACAGAAGCGTGCTCGTACAAGCACACCGGAACAACTTCGTATGAAAGCGTTCTTAAAAGAATTAACACTTTACATCAACAGTAATGCACCTACTCTATACTGTGATGAAAAGAAAGTCACTGATGGAAACATCTTTGGATTATTCCCACAGATAGATGATGCTGGACAGCATGTAGGTAGCGGTGTTCAGATTGATTGGATGATTGGAGATCTTAATTGGCTGAAATTCAGTTATTATTCAGCGGCTTATCCTAAAGGCAGTAATGTCAAAGGACTACATCGTACCCAACTGATGCTAGCGGCATTCCAAGTAGCCGGGCTATCATTTAATCATGTCAGTGGTGTTAAAGACAAACAAACAGGTGAAGTTATTGCCCGTGATCCTGATCAGGCTCTAGCAGTATTAGGTAAGGTGTTGGGATTTAACATATCTCAAGCAGATGCTGAAGACTATTATAAACTTCACGCACTATTCAAAGCCAAGATGCGTCCAGAAGATTACAATACTTTATTGAATATCTATTTTAAGATACTAGATAGTACTCGCGTTGATATTCCAGACGACATGCAAGACGAGTGGCGTAAGCGTAAAGACAGTCTAGGACTCACAGGTAAATTTTTACCAGACAACTCAGCATTAAGGACACTACAATGAGCGGAGTAGCAGGTGCAGATCGTGTAAAGAGTCGTCAAGACTTTCAACAATTCCTAAAATCTTATAAAGACCTAATCAGTCAGTTCCCAGGATTTGTAGGTTTCAATCCCAGCGGCAGTTATAATAGTGATATGTCTAAGAATGACTTTGGTGACATTGATATCATTGTACATATTAAAAGCGACAAAGACAAAGCCACTGTTAAGAAAGAATTACAGGCATTCCTACAACGCCAACCCGAAACAGTTATTGTTCCTTTCAGTTCTGCAAAACATGCAGGCAAGCGTAGTTACAATGCCGGTGAGTTGGTCAGTGTTCGCTATCATGATGATTCATTGGGCTATAGTGCTCAAATTGATAATATTGTTGCCTTGGATCAAACTGAAGCAACATTCAAACAACTATTCTTAGATTGGCCTGCTGAGAAACAGGGATTGATCCTAGGCCTAGTTAAGATTGCAACTATTGAAACTGAACCTGCTGTGCTGTTCAAGAAGTTGGGTATTAATGCACAACCTAATATAGAACAAAATCAAGAGTATGAGTTTAACCTAAGCAGTGTTGAACTACAATTAAGACTAGTAACTTACGATCCAGAATTATTGGCACAAGGGCAGTACAAACAACTCAGTAGAGATGTTGTATGGAGTACTAGAAACTTCGAAGACATTCAAAAGTTATTGTATCAATACAATCTAGATGCAAACTTTGATCAATTATTAGCTCAAAGCAAACAAGTAATTAAAAATCCTCGAAGCAATTCTAGGATGCAAGGAGTATTTGGTAGTATGATCACAGTTAAGAGTGGTGAAGTAGGTACCGCAAAAGGTGCCGGTAAAGAAGCCGCATTAGATAAAATCAAACAAACATTTGGAGAGTCAAAGAGACTGTTGCGAGCACTGATAGAAACAGCTGGCCCTAGCACAGTAGTATTTGCATTTGGAAGACTGCAACCTCCAACTATCGGTCATGAATTGCTAGTCAATGCTGTAAAACAAACAGCAGAACAAAATCACTGTCCTTATGTTATCTATGTTAGTCGTACAGTAGGCAAGACACCTGGGGAGAAATTAAAAAATCCTCTCAGTATAGATCAAAAGATGGGATATCTAACTCGTATGTTCCCTGGAACAAATTTCCAACCTGCCACTGACGCTGTCCGTACTCCGATAGAAGCTGCCAAATACTTAAATCAAAAGTACCGTAATATTATTATGATAGCAGGTGGTAGTCGTGCCGAAGAATTTGAAAAATTATTAAATGACTATAACGGTAGAGACTATAACTTTGATTCTATTAAAGTTGTTAAAATAGATCGAGATCCTGATGCAGATGATGCTTCAGGGATCAGCGGAACTAAAATGCGTCAAGCCGCAATGGATGATGATTTTGCTACATTCAAATCTGGAGTTCCCGGTTCATTAGATGATGCCACAGCACAACAGCTAATGGCAGATGTCAAGGCAGGTATGACTCCTACTCCTAAAGTAAAAAAGACCAAAGAAACTATGATGCCAGCAAGTAACTTTGCAGGTAGTAAGAAAAATAAACTAGGCCCTGCAGGTCAATGGAATCAATCAAAACATCGTCCAGCTCGTGCAGGCGACTTTGTTGGAGGTGAGAGTATGTCTCAACTACGCAGAAACCAAGATGATGACAATTTATCAGAGTTGATGAATACCAAACCTGCTAAATCTAATCAGGCTAAATGGAGTGGAGATGATACTTTAGCAAATTTGAATTTTGTGGCCAGCAATGGTATTCCTTACCAATTAAGTATCATGGGGTTTCATGCCGCTCCTGATGAGGTACAACCATATGATTTTGATACTTTTGACAATGCTGACGGCGATCCTGATCTAGGTCGTTTTATTGAATTTATACAAGAACCTAAGCCAGGGGTCGGATATGGTAAGCAGGGTATAGAAGGTACAGGTGCGGCCGCAGAAGTATTCGGTATTGTCTATAATGCTATTGCTCAGTATGTGAAAAAACATAAACTGACTTTTGTGATATTCCAGGCCGCAGAACCCAGTCGGAGAAAACTCTACACAGCATTGACTAGAAAAATGCTACAGACTTTCCCAGGTTGGAAGTATGAAGAACAAGATGGCGTTTATTTTGTGTATAATTCTAAATTTTTTCCACAACAACAGAAATCAGATGATGATGCAGACATAGCAGAGATTTTTGGTCTAAAAACAAAACCAGAAGCACCTAAACCTAAGCGTCTTACTCCCGATGACTATGCCGAACTTATGAAAATAGGCAAGCAACAAAAACCAGTAGGTCCAACAGCCAACAAAAAAATCTATCATAATCCAGATGAGTATGATTGGGAAAAGAAACATGGATTAGCAGAAGCCAATAGTTTAGAAGGTACCGTAAAAACTATTGCAGATCACGGTAAGTATATTGCTCAAGTATTTGAACAACTCAAAGCCATGGCCAAGCGTTATGTAGATGGTCGTGGTGACTTAAAAGGCTTTGCTATGGTAGCAGGTGGTGTAGGCAGTCGTTGGTTCAATGATTTCTACTTTAACAAACTACAGGCTGAACTATATGCACTGACCAAGCAAGCTCCTAAGTATTCACAGGCGTTGATATACTTCCTCAAAGATGCCAGTGAAGACCGCGAACACAAAATAAGTTTCAATGAGATCAGCAAGCAGTTGCCAACCATATTGTTTAATATGGGCCACAAAATGAAGAGCGGGGCTCTAACACAGTTTGCAGACAACTGGGGAAATCGTTATCATGAGTATAAAAATTATCTAAGCAAGATCGAAGTAGAAGCCGGTTATGATAACGATGATTTTGATGAGCCAAAAGTCAAAGCACCCAAGAGTGATACTATGGGCAAACAAAATGTACAAGTAGATCAAATTGTCAGCAGTGTATTAGCTAAACTGCCTAAGAAGGTTGCAGGTGATATTCGAAACGCTATTGCTCGCAGTGATAACAAACTTCAAGCACTACATCAAGAATTGAAAAAGCGTGACATCCAAGGTGTGGCGGAAGGCATTACCCCAAATACTATTCATAAACTCGCAGACTGCAAAGGCATCAAATGGGACGATGAACCAAGTTTCCTACGCCTTACAAAAAGACTCACAGGTAAGGCTCATCTCGATGATCTCAATCAAAGTGAATTGTTAAAAGTTAAAAACTATCTGGAAAAACAGCATAATCCCAAAGAAACTGAATCATTTGACAGTGGTAGTTATGCCAACAATAAAAGAGGTTATGCAGGACAAGGTAGTTATACCAGTCAACGCAGTGACCAAGGTTACAACATTGGTGAAAACTGGGAATTAGCCAAAGCAGAAGCTATTGCTCGTCTTATTGAATCTCAACTAAAATGAAACAGTATAAGATAACCACAGAGCATATTCCCCAAGATAGCGATGATGACTGCTATCTTGATCCCACGGATCCTATACAAGAATTAAAAGTTGTACAGTATCTAGCAGGGCTAGGTGGTGAGGTTAGACTACAGGAATATCGTGCCCACACAGCAGAAGTAAATAAAGGTAGTAACATAACAGTTACTGCTATGGAAAAAGTCAAGTTGATGAAGGAGCACAACATACAGCCAGGAACCCCAGAATGGTTCCGACTGTGGTTTAGTCGTCCTTATCTTACACATGAAAAACCAGTAGGAAAATAATATGAGAGCAAATGAATTCTTAACTGAAAAGTGGAGCCAAAAATACAAATCTAGCATTAACTGTAGTCATCCTAAAGGCTTCAGTCAAAAGGCTCATTGTGCCGGAAAGAAAAAACACAATGAAAGTATTACCATGGAAAGTGTATGCTCCGATTGTGGCATGTGTCAAACTCACGGTAATCTCAATGAGATCAAGAAGGGTCAAAAGGACGCTAATGGGTTTACTCGTTGCTGGCCAGGCAAACACGCTGTAGGTACCAAGAAAGGTAAAAATGGCGGACAGGTGCGTAACTGTAAACCTAACGAAGGTGTAGCGGAAGCACATGATCCTAATTTTACAGGATTTATGAATAAAGCATTAGGCACACGCCAAGATAAAAAACCACTTAAAGTTGACCCAAAAACTGTTATGAGTATGAATAACATGCCAGGTTACAAACATGCGTTTAAGTTTGGTATGGATATTATTAAAAAGATGGATCCAGATACTAAAGAACATTTTGCTAATGAAGACGATGATGCTTTAGAATCTTACATGATAGACATAGCTGAGAAAAAAGGTTTGATTCCAAAATATTTTGTTGAAGAAGATCTAAGTGAAGTAGTAGGCGAGTTTGAAGAAATATTCCACGATCCTGAAATGGAAGGTTGGAGCTGGGCAGACTTGTTGAGAGATATGATTGGTCAAGAGCCTAGAGCACATGAGAAAGCCAATGTTCAAGCACACAAACAAATGATGGCCAAGGCACAAGCTGAGAAAGATAATCCTCCACCGATAGACCCAAATAAATTAAAAGTAGTAGATCGCACAGATACTGGAAAATCAGAGATATGGTATCCGTCTGGTGGCTTTTTTGGTACAAATTCGTGGGCAGTAGTTCAAGGCGGATTCAAAGATAAAGCTCATGCTGAACATGCCCTAAAACAACTTAAGACTAATCCCAATGTTGTCAACATCATAAAAAAAGCTATTGCAGATGAAGGTGTAGCGGAAGACTTAGAATTAGAAGAACAGTTCAACATCATCGAATCCATGATTGAGTATTGGGCTGAACAGCATGGTGTTGACAGTGATGCTATATGGGAAGATCTTGAAGAAGTTGATGATGAAGAACTTTTAAGTGAAGCCGAAGCATGGCAAAAATCATCAGGCAAGAATAAAAACGGTGGATTGAATAAAAAAGGTGTGGCTAGTTATAGAAGAAGCCATCCTGGCAGCCACTTACAAACTGCTGTAACAACTAAACCCAGCAAACTCAAAAAAGGCAGCAAAGCCTCTAAACGCCGTAAGAGTTTCTGTGCTCGGATGAAAGGTATGAAGAAACATCGTACAGGAGCTAAAACTAAACGAGATCCAAACAGCCGAATAAACAAGAGTTTACGCAAGTGGCATTGTGAATAAATAACTCAAATAGGAAATATAAAATGCGAGCTAAAGAATTTATAGGTGAAGCTAAAGACTATGCAGGTCCAAAAGGATTCCATCCCGACTCTGTTAGCAGTATGGTCAACGCTCATCTCTATCCTGATTTAGATAATAGTTCAGGATACATGGCCTATAGATTTGGTGTTGCTGTTGCCGGTATGCCTGATCAAAAGATGGATGTAGCTGGTCCAACTGGTCTTAAAATGGTTACTATAGGTTACACTCAAGCAGATGAAGATATATTAGATGCTGCCGCAAATTTAATCGGAACACCGCGTGTTAGATTAACACCTGGTGGTAGTAAAGAGTTAAAGGACACAAATACGACAAGTCCTGTAAGTAACTGGATGAAAAAGAAATGAAAAACAACGAATTCAAAGTAACAAAATCAAACGATGTAACTGTTTATACATTAGAGAGTGTAACGGCAGGTTCTATTAGTTCTGGATCAGGAGCTAGTATATCTAAACCAATAGGCGTAGTTCGTAAGCGTGGTGATAATCTTATTAATCAAGAAGCACAAGATAAAGAAGCTCCAAAGCCCCGTAATTTTGTTGCCAAGAATGCCAAAATGAGCGGTGCCGGTCAGCACAAAGATAAAAAGAAAGAAATGAAACAAGGTGTCGCAAAACATAAGAAACCTTATATGGAAGAAATGGATGACCTAAAATCACAGTTCCTAAGTATGTTGAAAGACAAAGGTATCAAACATCGTGTTCAAGGATCACCCGATCAAGAGCGTCAACGCACCAAGGATATGATTGCACAGAGAGATACTCCATCAAAGCCTTCAGCACCATCAACAAGTTCAGCATATCGTGATGGATTTCAAGACGGCCTGCGTGGTCATAGAAATCCTCGTGCCAGCAATATTCATGGACCAATGACCAATGATTACGACAGTGGATATCATGCCGGTGTAATGAAGAGAGAAAAAGGTGTGGCGGAAGGTGATGATCGAACTGTTGCTAACATCAAAAACTACGAGCGAGAATTGGCCAAATATAAAAAATTCAATGCCAATGGAGCACATGATGTCAAAATCAAAAATCTTGAAAAAATCATAGCCAACTTAAAATCAAAACAAGGTGTAGCGGAAGGCCCTAACGATGGAACTGATGATAATTTTAACATAGACGATATCAAAAGATTGGAAAAAATACGGGACCTAGAAACTCTCAAAGCACAGGCCAAGGAATTGATCAAAGGCAAGCCTGTCCGTAGGATGAAACCAGAAAAGATAAGTTTTTTTTACAATCGCATAGATGATCTTAAAAATCCAGTAGCGGTGATTAAGATGATGTATGATTTAATGTTAGCAGGTGAAGGCCAAAAAGTTATCGGCAGCAGATATACCATGTCTCCAAATTCATACAGAGCACGGTTTGGTGAGTCACCGATGGAAGAAGGCTGGGGCATGGGCGGATATGCCACTGCTGTCGCTTCACAAATCCAGCCAGGCAAAGGAGTTGACAAAGAAATGCCAGAGGGTGATGAATACAACGAATACGATGACGAAGTAGATATGGTTGAAAACAATCTACACACTATTATCAGAGCCTGTAAAGATCTAGCAGATGTATTGATTGCTGGTGAAAATATGCCAGAGTGGGTAGAAGAAAAGATCAGCATGGCTAAACAAAACATGGTCACAGTAGCTGAATACATCCAAAGCCAACACGAACAAGGACATGTTTACAAAGAAGCAGGGCATCCTGATGAAAAAGAAGACAAAGAACTTATCCGCAAGATGGTTAAAAGAGCGGCACTTAAACAAGAGACTAACGATCCTTACATGGCCGAGTTACACGCTCGCCTTGCTGAGAAAATTCCTAAGAATGCACCTGTAAAGGCCTATATTGATGATTTTGCCAAAGCAGCCAAAACTCCTAATGCCAAAGGACATCATCAGTTCAAAAACAAGAGTCCTGAGAAAGTTCGTCAAATGGCTATTGCGGCTAGTTATGGTGCTAAGAATCCCAGCAAGAAAAAATAATGAGAGCCAAAGAATTTATCACCGAAGACCAAGAATGGACTGATAGTCAAAAGGAAGCAGTTCCTAATGTCAGCAGTGTCGGCGTACCCGGATTACCGATAGGACCTACTAATTATTATCACAAATATAGATTAGGTGTGCACATGGCCGGCAGTCCCGATGATACACATGATTATCCTGTAACAGGCCAATTTGCAGATGATATGGTTATGGTTGGATATAGTCAAGCAGAGCGTGATATCATTGCCAACAGTCTAAAAAAGTTTGGGTATACTCCAAAAAAACTCAGCACCAAGGGTAGTAGAGAAACTGAAGATGTACATAAAGTCAGCCCAGTCAGCAACTGGATGTCCAAGAAATCTTAATTGTAAAAAATTATAATATTAAATAATCATAAGGCCGCTTATGAATTTAATACTCAGTGACAATCAATTCAACAATCAAGGTTATTGGACTAACCCGATATATAATATAACTCCAACCAAAAAAGATCTAGAACTGTTTGATCAAAATGGTTATGATCTTACAGATTTAGAAAAACACTATGCTAGAACTAATCTAACAGAAATTTTTTCTCATAGATCTCATAGGACAGCAATTAAGCAAGATTGGTTTACACAAGAAGATTCAATAGAAGGCAGTGTATTGAATCATAGTTGTATATTTGAAAGAAAAGGATATTCAGGAGCCGCACGAGAACAACTGCTGTCTTGGGCCAAGGATCTTCCTTTGTTGCATCAGTTGCTAAGCCTTAGACCAAAATGGGGATTAGACTTTAGCATGGACTATGTGGACAGACACGGAAATGCTTTTGAAGTACTGCATTGGGAATATGATGGATTTAATTTTGATGAAATTCAAGAACAAAAGATATATCAAGAACAGATTCTTGCTGATATAGATTGGAATGATGCAGCCAAATCTATACTGTCTCGTAAGAATGAATGGCATGATTTAGACTTTTTTGCACAAAGTGATTGGAAGTGCGATTACTTTGGAATTACACACGAAAAATTTAAGATGGTTGCCTGGCAATAATTGTTTGACATTTATAATGTAAATCTATATACTCAAGTATAGGAGATTTTTATGAGTAAAGCATTTGGTGCACCAGAGCAAGCAAAAATTAAACAAATCATCGCAGAAGGAATGACTGTGATGCAGGAAATTCAAGACCTTACAGAAGGGTTGAATGAAACAATCAAAGCAGTGGCAGAAGAACTTGAAGTCAAACCTTCAGTGATCAAAAAAGCAATTCGTATTGCACAAAAAGATCAATGGGATCAAGTATTCCGTGAATTTGATGATCTCGAAACTATTGTTGATATAAGTGGCCATGCCAATCGCCGGGAGGAATAATGAATGACCTACTCTACGGAATCTTCCGCTGGATCAGAGAAGATTACAGAAGTCATCCAGTACGTTTTTGTCTTGAGATCATTGCTTGGGCTATATCTGTTGGCTGTTCTATCACTATGGCCCTCTCCGTGCCTAATCCTCCTCTTCTTATCTTGTACCCAGTCTGGATTACAGGTTGTCTTCTTTATGCTGGGTGTGCTTACAGTAGGCGTTCCTTTGGTATGTTGGCTAATTATGGACTTCTTGTTACTATAGATTCTATAGGCCTAATTAGGATGCTGATAAATAATGCGTAAGGCAAGATCAGCCACAAGTGATCATAAAATAAGGTTGCCGGCCATAAGCGGTAGGAGAATAAAAATATGTCGTATGTAGATGCCAAGTGGGATCGCGAGAAGGACATTGTGTATGTCGTTGAACGAGATCCAAAGAAAGGGCGACTCTATCAAGAGTATCCAGCCCGTTATATGTTTTACTACCCAGATCAACGGGGCAAGTACAAATCAATCCATGGTGAGAATCTTAGCAAAGTCACTGCACGAAGCTGGAAAGAGTTTGCCAAAGAACAAAAAATACACAGTGGTCACAAATTATATGAAAGTGACATCAATCCTGTATTCCGTTGTCTAGAAGAAAACTATCTAGGCAAAGAACCTCCAAAACTAAATGTAGCATTTTTCGATATTGAGGTAGACTTTGATCCCGAGAGAGGTTATGCATCACCAGAAGATGCATTCATGCCAATCACTGCTATTGCTATTCATCTGCAATGGATGGATACATTGATATGTCTTGCTATCCCACCAAAAACATTAACAATGGAACAAGCACAAGAACAGGTCAAAGAGTTTCCTAACACTATCTTGTTTGAAACAGAATATGAGATGTTAGATACCTTCTTAAACATCATTGAAGATGCGGATGTATTGAGTGGTTGGAATTCAGAAGGCTTTGATATTCCTTATACAGTCAACAGAGTAACTAAAGTACTAAGTAAAGAAGATACTCGTAGATTTTGCCTATGGGGTCAAATGCCTAAGAAAAGAGAATACGAAAAATATGGAAAAGCGGCTGTTACTTATGATCTTATTGGTCGGGTCCATCTTGATAGCCTTGAGCTCTACCGCAAATATACCTATGAAGAACGCCATACATATAGGCTAGATGCCATAGGCGAGATGGAGATTGGGGAAACTAAAACAGTTTATGAAGGTACACTTGATCAGTTATACAACAATGACTTCCGTAAGTTTATTGAATACAATCGTCAAGACTGTGCATTGTTAGATAAGTTAGATAAGAAACTTAAATTCTTAGACCTAGCCAACACCATTGCACATGAGAATACTGTGCTATTGCAGACAACAATGGGTGCGGTGGCTGTAACTGAACAAGCTATTGTAAATGAAGCACATCATAGAGGTATGATTGTACCAAGTCGTCCTAAGCGTGATGAAGATGCAAATAATCAAGCCGCAGGTGCGTATGTTGCATATCCTAAGAAAGGATTACATGACTGGATTGGATCAATGGATATTAATTCACTGTATCCATCAGTGATTCGTGCGCTGAATATGGGTCCAGAAACCATTGTTGGACAATTACGCCAAGACTATACCAATGCTGAAATTGAAGCTAAAATGGCCAAAGGATCGTTTGCCGCGGCATGGGAGGGCAAGTTTGGTAGTAACGAATATGAATTTGTAATGAATCAAGACCGTGCTCACGATATTATCATTGATTGGGAAAATGGTGAAACTGACGTAATGAGCGGGGCACAGATCTATGAACTGATATTCGATAGTGGTAAGCCTTGGATGCTCAGTGCCAATGGAACTATCTTTACACATGAGCGTGAAGGTATTATTCCAGGATTGCTCAAGCGTTGGTATGCCGAGCGTAAGGAAATGCAGGCCAAATTAAAAGATGCAATTAAAGCGGAGAATAAAATTGAAGAAGAATACTGGGACAAACGACAACTCGTCAAAAAAATTAATCTTAATAGTCTTTATGGTGCTATTCTCAACGCTGGGTGCCGCTTTTTTGATAATAGAATCGGTCAGTCAACAACCCTTACTGGAAGAGGCATTGCTAAACATATGGCTGCCAAAATAAATGAAGTTGTAACAGGTGAATATAATCACACAGGTAAAGCTATTATCTATGGTGACACAGATTCTGCATACTTCTCAGCATATAGTTCATTGAAGAACGATATTGCCAAAGGTGAAATACCTTGGGATAGAGATACAGTTATTCAACTATATGATACTATTGCTACCGAGGTGAATTCAACATTTCCACAATATATGCTAGATGCACATCACTGCCCTAAATCAAGAGGTGATGTTATTAAAGCCGGCCGTGAGATTGTTGCGGTCAAAGGATTGTTTATTACTAAAAAACGTTATGCTGTATTGTCCTATGATAAAGAAGGTAAGAGGCAAGATGTAGACGGTAAACCAGGTAAGATCAAGGCCATGGGATTAGATCTCAAACGCAGTGATACTCCAGAATTTATGCAAAAGTTCTTAGAAGAAGTATTGACCAAGGTGCTTAATGGTAGTCAAGAACAAGAAGTGCTTGATATGATCACAGAATTCCGCACTGAGTTCAAAGCTCGCCCAGGTTGGGAGAAAGGTTCACCCAAGCGTGCCAATAACATTGCTGAATATCAAGAAAAAGAAAAGAAAGCAGGCAAAGCAAATATGCCCGGGCATGTCAGAGCCAGTATCAATTGGAATACTCTAAAGCGTATGAACGGTGACAAATATAGCCAGCAGATTGTTGATGGCATGAAAGTTATTGTTTGTAAGGTCAAGGCCAATCCATTAGGCTACACATCAGTAGCTTATCCAGTTGATGAACTTCGACTGCCTAAATGGTTTCAGGATCTACCATTTGATCATGCAGAGATGGAAGCTACTATTATTAATAACAAAATTGAAAACTTAATAGGCGTGTTGGAATGGGATCTCAATAGTACTACTGAGACCAACACATTTGGCAATTTATTTTCATTTGAATAAAGAAAATATGAATAAAAAAATCATTTACGATCTAGGATCAAATAATGGTGATGATATACCATATTATCTCATGAGATCAGATCTAGTAATAGCTGTAGAGGCTAATCCAGAATTATGCAATTTAATAAAAAATAGATTTGCAGAATACATTTCTAATGGAAGATTAATTGTAGAAAATGTTGTAATAGGTATAAATGATTTATCACTTGTACCGTTTTATGTCCACCCAACTGAGGATATAATAAGTTCAGCAATTCAGCATGACTATCTAAAAGAATCGTTAGAAATTCTTGTACCTTCAAAAAATATTATTTCTCTAATACAAGAACATGGTGATCCTTATTATATAAAAATAGATATAGAAGGATCAGACCAACTAGTGTTAGAAACAATTTTTTCTAATAATATATTTCCTCCTTATATTTCAGCAGAGTCTCATATTTTGGGAATTTTTAATACATTTATGAAATATGAAAAATATAAAAAATTTAAAGTAGTCGAGGGCCATTGGGTTTCAAAAGTGTATAAAGATAGATTATACATACTACAAAATAATTCTATAGTGAACTATTCTTTTCCTTATCATTCTGCAGGACCTTTTGGTAATGATATAGATGGTCCCTGGATAGATAAAGATCAACTATGGGATTATCTAGAAACGCAGAATCTAGGTTGGAAAGATATCCATGCTTCTTTGGTTGATTGAATAAAAATATTCGTTGACATTTCTCAAAAATCTAAATAAACTAAACAAAAGGAACTTATCATGATTGATTTATTAAAAGACATTGTAGCACATACAAATAAACTAGGATTTTTAAACACAGTTAAAGTAACTGGTACAGAAGATAAAACTCTTATCGACTCCATGGCTGATGACCGCAGTGTTATTATGTACGCAGAAACTACTGACCCATGTCCAGATATGATTGGTACATTCGGTATGCCACAATTAGAAAAATTACGCTATCTAGTTGATGGTAAAGAATATCAAGAAGGTGCTTCAATCGAAGTAACAACTGCTCCTATTAACGGCGAAACTATTCCTACAGGAATTCACTTCGAAAATGCAGATGGTGATTTTAAAAATGATTATCGCTTTATGAATCAGGCTATCATTGATGAGAAACTTAAGACTGTAAAATTCCGCGGTGTTACATGGCATGTTGAAGTCAACCCAACACTTAGTTCGGTACAGCGTTTTCAATTCCAAGCAGGTGCTAACACAGAGCACACAACATTCTTGGCCAAGACAGATACTGATAAATTGATCTTTACATTCGGTGATCAAGCCAGTCATGGTGGTGAATTTGTATTTGCTACAGGTGTTACAGGTAAAATTACCAAAGCATGGACATATCCAGTTGGTGCTGTTTTAAGTATTCTCAAAGCCGCCGATACTAACAATACAACAGTCAGTTTCAGTAATGAAGGTGCTATGCAGATCACATTAGATAGCGGTATTGCAACCTACAAGTATATCATTCCAGCACAGGCTTAAGATGATCAAAGGTATCAACGGAAGTGGCTTTATCAATGTTAGCGGAGTTTATAGTAATTCAATCTATGTTGATAATTATAAACTCCAACAAGGTCTTGCTGGACAAGTTAGATACAATGGTAATGATTTTGAAGTCAATGACGGCAATAGTTGGAAACAGCTAGTAGGAAACTATGCACAGATAGATATGAGTCATCAAGCACAAGACGCATTTCAATGGACCATTAAAAAAATGGCCGAAGAACGAGAAGCTCAGGAATTAGCTAAAGATCATCCTGCTGTACAAATTGCTTTGGACAATTTAGAAAAGGCAAGACAACAATTAAATGCTACAATATTATTAAGTAAAGAACACAATGAATCCACCAGTTAACCTAACACCATTACAAAAAAATCATGCTGTGTACCTTCCAGCCATTAGCTCGTTTTATAGTACCTATGTTGCTAAACAAAGATTAGAAGAGTTTATTCCTAAAGATCGTATTCCGGCAGGGTTTGATCGTGGCATTGAAGGAATGAACTTTCTTAATCCAGAACAAGGATACTTTACTTACAAGTATGGTTTGTATTCAGCAGGTCATGCACAATTAGATTTGAATAAAAGTCTAACGCAAGAATCTATGATTCAACAACGCGATCGTGCTAACACAATGATCTTAGGTGACTCCGGTGGATATCAGATTGGTAAAGGTGTTCTTAAATTTGATTGGTTGGATTTTGAAGGTGCAAGTGCAAACAAGACTCGTCAACAAATTTTAGAGTGGTTAGAAGTAACTGCCGACTGGTCAATGATGCTTGATGTTCCTACATGGGCCTGTGATCATATTCACAGTCCGAAAACAGGACTAAAAACATTTGATGACTGCCTAGATAAGACTAGATTTAATAATAAGTATTTCTTAGATAATAGACTAGGTCAAACTAAATGGCTTAATGTACTACAAGGCAGTGACTGGGAAACTGCTGAGAAATGGTACAACGGTGTAAAAGAATTTAGTGATCCGAAAGGTCCTTATGCTGGTAGAGAAGCAGAAGGTTGGGCCTTTGGTGGTGCTAATATGTGTAAAATGGACATTACTCTTAAGCGTCTTATGACACTTAGAGATGAAGGTTTGCTGGAAGGCAAAAACTGGATCCACTTCTTGGGTACAGCACAGTTAGATTGGTCATGCTATCTAACATTAATTCAACGACAAATCAGGAAACACATTAATGAAGAACTTACCATATCTTTTGACTGCGCAAGTCCCTTCATCGCAACAGCGCACGGACTTGTCTATACCAATGCAGTCCACACGCCAAAAAGGTGGAGTGTTATTATGGACAAAGCCCCAGACAATAAAGCCCTTGCTGGAAGCGACATACCATTCCCGTTCGAGTCAGAAATTGGCCGCAGACTAACAATGGCAGACATTTGTCATTATGCACCAGGTATGCTAAACAAGATAGGCAAAGAAGGTAAAACTTCTTGGGATAGTTTTGCCTATGCTCTTATGATGGGTCATAATGTTTATTGCCATATTGTTGCTGTACAACGTGCACAGCAATTAATGGATATTGAAATTGAAAAGACACGTAATAAGATTAACTGGCGTGCATGGAAGAAAGTTAAGTCAGGTGATATGAGTGATGAGTACTCAGATTGGGTACCACGCAATATTTTATATTTTGATAGATTAGTTGAAGACTTGTTTAACACACCCGATAAAGCATCTGCATTTGCTATGATAGATCAAGCTGGTCCTTTCCTACGCAGTTTAGAAGGTGCGCGACTACAGGGCGGTCCTAAACAAAATACATTTAATAATTTGTTTGAAATTGAACAAGTAACAAATTCAGAGGAAATTGATCTGGCCAATCCAGACGATGATGAATTAAGAAAACTTGAAGAAGAAGTAATAGCCTAAGGAGGAATATCATGGCAACACTTGCAGAAAAAGAACAGTTAATGGAGGTCCTTAAATTTACTCCGCGCACCTATAGAATTTCACTGTGGGGATACGGTGGTGAAAAAGTTATGGGAACAGTAAGTCGTGAGATTTATGATTATTTTAAAGAGCGTAGACTTGATCTAAGTGACTACTGCTGGAACAGTGAATACGCAGAAGAGAACAATATTCCAGAAGAAATGCAACCATTTGAACCAGGTAGTTGGTATGATTGTGATAGTATGGTGCATATTAACGGAGTATCTGCCAATGCTGGTACACTTCAAATTGAAGATGAGAATGGAGACACGATTATTGAAAAAAGTTTGGATTCATTTAACGGACTAGATGGGGATACTGTAGAGTTTGACTGTTTTGATGAGCATTGGATTGATAAAAAAGAACCAGGTACAGTAGTGTTTATTGGTAGTAGTAATGAAAAAGGTACATTCTTCGAAAGTGAAATTAATCTTACTGCACCGTTTGATATTACCAAATTAAAATTAATTTCGGAAGATGTTGACGGCGAAGAGATTATCGATACCGTTATATACGATGGTGAAGAGCTTGATAATTTTGGCGGCAGTACAGATGGAAAGAGCTCAGACTTTGGATTTTATATTGCTGGTTCTAGAAAAGAAGGTGGCCGATATGAATGTTATCGTAATATGGATGATATTGAATATCCAGTGACCGAATGGTTTCCTAGCAAAATTAAACCTGTAAGAGAAGGTATGTACATGGTTAAAACTGCTGGAAAAAACAGCTTTACTTATAAATGTATGTGGAATGGTAGTTATTGGAAAACTGAATATAGTGACGACGAAGTTAAAATTAAAGAATGGCAGGGGATTACTATAAATCCCGATGAAGATATTAACATAAAGGAAAATTAAAATGACAACAACCGTAGAACAAATTAACGCCGCAGTAGCAACATGGAACACAGAAGATGCTAAGTTTACAGGTGGTAATAGTGCCGCAGGTACAAGAGCTCGTAAAGCATTGGCAGAAATTGGTAAGTTAATCAAAGCTCGCCGTAACGAAATTACTGCTGAGAAAAACGCTCGTAAAGAAGCCAAGGCATAAAAATTATGAATTCGATTGAACTAGCTAATGCGCTGATCAATCGTGCTAAGAATCTGCAGGAGTTTACCATTACAACTAAGTTGGCTGGTAAACCCAAATTCAACGGCACAGTTCCTTTTGACCTCACTATCAAAGGTAATATATTAACTGCTAAAATTCTAGCCGAAAACGCAGATGAAGCCAATAGTATTTTGGATTCTTATCTAAAAACATTATTTGAATAATTTTCTGGTTGCATTGTTTACAAACTTTTGCTATACTAATGATATGAAACGAAATTATACAACTGGTACAAACGACAATGCAATTTACTTCTTTGGTAAAGAGGTAGAACATACTCCAGCATTTGGAATGGATACTTTGTTTGTTACAGGTGTACAACCAGAAACTGCTATAGAATCTATATTAGCAAATGCTTCATCAGAAGTTAATCATATTTTCTTCGGTGCTAATCATAGTTTTAACCCAACAACTCCGGATGACTGGAAATCATGGGATGACATGATTGCATTCTTTTTAGATAAAGACTACTTATGTAGTTTAGATATTCCGTTAAGTGCTGTAGAAGAATTTAACGATAGCGGTTTAAATGAGTATAATAATTTTATTCCGCAAATTCGAGTTCCAATTCCATATATCAAATTATGGAATTATAACACTATGCTTAAGATCGATGACAAAGATTTTAATGCTAGTAATCCAGGTGTGTGGACACATAGTCTACATGAATTAAAAGACCGTAATAAGTTTACTCCGTGGAGTGCTTATTCAAATGATGTAATTATCAAATGATTCAAACATATATTAAAATTCGAACTGAGTTCGAAGGATTTCACAAATACCCTAATGCAGGATCGATTGATCCACGCATTAAATTCTTAGAGGACGAACATCGTCATATCTTCAAAGTTGAAGTAATGATTAGTGTTACTCATCTTGACAGAGAATTAGAATTCTTCCTAGTCAAGTGGGCACTACAAGATTTTATCAAGGCAGGAGATCAAAATCATAGATCCTGTGAAATGATAGCAACAGATATTCTACAAAATCATTTAATTCCTAACTACGGAGATAATCGTCAATATCAGATTGTTGTTTCCGAAGATGGTGAATCAGATGGTATTGTAGCATATATTCCCCTTCCATCAACAATTTCCAATTAAGGATTAGACAAAATGGCTAATATGCCCGCTTATGTACAAAAGACACTTCGCATGAAACCCGAAGTAACTAAAGTATTTGACGATCTAGAGAAATGGCTAGATTACTGCAGATTCAATCTGCTTCCATTTAACCCCAGCGATATGTATCGTAGTTACGATTATCGCAGGTTTCAACAAGAGCAAGAGTATCTAGAGCGTAAAGCTCGTAGAGAAGCCAAAGCTCGTCAGGAGCAATAAAATGACAAATGTCTTTCTAATTGACTTAGAAAGCGTTCCAACCAGGTACACCGGAGAATGGAAGTCCTATGTACCTGCTTTATTACGAAAGTCAGGTCACAATGTTCAAATTATCGCTGGCCCTACGGATATTCCTACAGCCACTACTCCTGGTGCTTTCCTTAATTTTGGTGGTACCAATATATATAAGTCAGCTCAGGTGGAACAGATGGGTCGTTTATTCTGCTCAGGAACTGTTAAGCCTGGTGATCATTTTGTATTTTATGATGCTTGGCATCCTGGGATTATAAATCTAAAGTACATGAGTGAACTATTGGGTATTCCAGTAGTCACACATGGATTATGGCATGCTGGCAGTTATGATCCTCAAGACTTTCTTGGACGCTTAGTCGGAGATAAGCCTTGGGTTAGATTTGCTGAGAAAAGTTTCTTTGAAGCATTTGATCACAATTACTTTGCTACAGACTTTCATATTGACATGTTTTGTAAGAACTTGTTACATATTGTAATGCCACAAACAATTGAAGGTTTCAAAAAGTCTGGTAAGATTGTACGTACAGGTTGGCCCATGGATTATATGCCCAATACTTTATTACAGTATAAAGGAATGCCAAAGCGCGATCTTATCTTGTTTCCACATCGTATTGCTCCGGAGAAACAAGTTGAAATTTTTAGAGACTTGAAAGAACACTTGCCACAATATGAATTTGTTGTGTGTCAAGATCAACAACTTAGTAAAAATGACTATCACAATTTATTAGGTGAAGCAAAAATAGTGTTTAGTTGCAGTCTTCAAGAAACGCTAGGGATTGGATGCTATGAAGGTGCAGTAGTAGATGCTATTCCTATGGTTCCAGATCGACTAAGCTATTCAGAAATGTATTTTGATACATTCAAATATCCTAGTAAATGGACTGAAAGCTATGACGCTTATACTGCATTTAGACCAGATCTTTGCCGTAGAATTATTGAACACATGGATAATTACGAAACAAGATTGCCCAAACTACAACAACAGTCCGACAATTTAACAGAGCACTTTTTTAGTGCTACAAAATTACTTGAGAATATAAAATGAAATTTAACGAACTAGATCCAAATGTACATGAAATTTTGGTCATTCTCGGAGAAGAAGCCGCAGAGGTTATTCAAGAAACATCAAAAACAATTCGATTTGGACTTGATGAGAAACGTTTAAATAATTTAGAAAAAGAAATTGGCGATTTATTGGCCATGATAGATTTGTTAGAAAGCCACGGTGTAATAGATTCTACTAGACTAGAGACTGCTAAAAATGCTAAAATAGTAAAACTTAAACAGTGGTCTTCAATATTTAATTAAGGAAAAATATATGAAATTCAAACTCAGCATACTTGCACTGGCATGTTCAGCATTGGTCGCAAACGCACAATCAACAAATCCTGTTAACTACCAAACTGTAGAATATAATACCAGCAAAATACTAAATTCTATAAATGCCAGCAGTGCTTATGCTCGAGGATTTACGGGTGCAGGTAGTACTATTGCTATTCTTGATACCGGCATTGATTTAAAATCAACAGAATTTGGAAATAGGATTATTGGTACGCAGGATTTTACTAATAGTGGAAGTGTACAAGATGCAAATGGCCATGGAACATTTGTGACAGGAGAAGCGGCTGCCAGTGCTAACGGTATTGGTGTTCAAGGGATTGCTTATAATGCAAATCTTTTAATTGGAAAAATTGCAGGTGCCAACGGTGTATCATTTGATGCTACTGTTATTAATGGTATAGCTTGGGCAGGAAATAATAATGCCACAGTGGTAAATTTGTCATCAGAGTTAGTAACCAACTATAGTGCTAAATTAGCATCTGCAGGGATATATACTGTTAGTAATATGACAAATACTCCCAACTATTGGACAAAGATATTAGCAGAGAATCCTAACAATTGGTTACCTGCCATGAATACAAATCCTAATATGGTACTTGTAGTTGCGGCCGGTAACAGTGGGTTAAACTATGTATCTGGTTATGGTGAATTAGCAGTAGCTACTAATCCAAATGGTTCATTAATGTTTGGTGGTAGAGTTATTGTTGCAGGAAATTACAATACTCAGTTTAATATGTTGAGTCCTAGTAGTAATGCCGCTGGAACTATTTGTATGAACTTTGTTAATAACACCTGTCAAGATCAATATAAAATTAGTCAGTTCTTTTTAATGGCCCCAGGTACCAATGTTGTGTCTACTGCTGTAGGTGGCGGTACAACAACAATGAGTGGTACTAGTATGGCAGCGCCGGTTATTTCGGGTGCCGTGGCAATTATAAATCAAGAATGGCCAAAGATGACTGGAGCAAACATTGTTCAATTATTATTGCAAACTGCAAATAAGAATATTCCTAATTATAAGGTTGCTATCGATGGACAGGGATTACTTGATTTAGCCGCGGCAACAAGTCCAGTAGGTGCATTGAATATCCCCACAACAGGTAGAACTACAGGACCAGCTCTAAGTCCAGTGTTGGTAACCAGCGGTAGTGCCAGCTTAGGAAAAATATCTAGTGTAATGGTGCTCGATGGATATCAAAGAGATTTTTATACCAAAGGTACATCATTGCAGACTAGAATGCCTGTAAAAGAGTTTAATGCTAGGCAAGTTGCACTACCTTATCAAACTCACAATCCATATACACAATTCAATACCTATACCGATTACACTACATCAAAAATTGGCAATTTAGAATTTACATCATATCGTGATACAAATAGAGATTCTAGTCAAGATCAATCGTTAATGGTCGAAGTTGGGTATACCAAAGACAATCTTAAATTTACCGCTGGTACATTTAGTGAACAAAATACTTGGTTAGGAAATTATACCAATAGTATTAATGTAAGTAGTCAAAGTCTTACAAGTTATGTTGGTGTAAACTTTTCCAAAGTATACGACAAAACAGAACTTTATGCAAACTTCCACAATGGTGTTACCAGTGCTAACGCACATGGAGATTACATTACCAATGTAGGTACTGTATTAAGTTATAGTTGGTCATTGGGTGCAGAACGACATATAAACAAAGAAAACTCTTTGGGATTTATGTTGTATCAACCTGTATCAGTATACCATGCAATGGCCTCAACAAATATTCCAACTGGATTTGACAACAGTGGAAATATCATGTATGCTAATAATGTTAACTTAGCCGCAGGTGTTAAAGAAATGAGAGCAGGTGGATATTGGAAATTTGCCAACAAAAATAATAGTCATATGTTAGCATTTGTTGAAAGTCGTCAAAATTACCAAGGGGTACAAGGCCTTACCGAAACAGCCGCTGGATTATCTGTTAATTATAAATTTTAAAAAGGTATAAGATGTCAAAAATTAAAATAGCAGAACTATTTTATTCAATTCAAGGAGAAGGTCGATATATGGGAGTACCTAGTGTATTCTTAAGAACATTTGGTTGTAATTTTAAGTGTGCAGGATTTGGTATGTCTCGAGGTGAACTCAGCACAGAAGCAGATGATATTGCCACAATAGTGCATCACTTTACTAACTATAATGATTTGCCATTAGTAAGTACAGGGTGTGATAGTTATGCAAGCTGGCATCCAGATTTTAAAGATCTAAGCCCAATGCTTACAAGTGATGCTATTGCAGATCGTATTATGAAAATTCTACCTAGTAATAGTTGGAAAGATGAGCATCTAGTTATTACAGGCGGCGAACCATTATTAGGTTGGCAAAGGGCTTACCCAGACTTGCTAAATCACGACAACATGCAAGACCTAAAAGAAATTACATTCGAAACAAATGGTACTCAGAAACTAACACCAGAGTTTAGAGAATATTTGTTAAATTGGAATCGGTATGATCATCAAAAGCGTGAAATTACATTTAGCGTAAGTGCTAAACTTCCAGCCAGTGGAGAAAGTTGGGAAGATGCTATTAAGCCAGAAATTGTATGTGCGTATGAAGAAGTAGGAACTGCTTATCTTAAGTTTGTAGTTGCAACAGAACAAGACATAGCAGATGCAGAATGTGCAGTAGGTGCATTTCGTGCCGCTGGATTCAAAGGTCATGTATACTTAATGCCAGTAGGCGGTGTTGAAAGTGTTTACAATTTAAATGCCAAAAATGTAGCATTGGCCGCAATGAAGAGAGGTTGGAGATATAGTGATCGACTCCAAATTCCTTTGTTTCGCAACGCTTGGGGTACGTAATGAAAAATTTTATTAAAAAAATGTTAGGTGTTGATAAGCTAGAAGCCGAACTTGCAAAGAGAGAATCAGAACTTGCAGAAAAAACTAAAACGGAAGCTGACACAAAATTAACTCCAAAAGAATTAGCAACAGCCGCTAAAGAACCTTGGATAGCTGTACTTGATACCCATGTTAATCCAGATAATATTCGAAATGGATTTTTTGAGCTTGACTGGAATGAGTATTTTGTGTTACAATTAAGAACAGCAGGATATCAAGGTGCTACCGACGAAGAGATCGTTGATCAATGGTTTGGAGAACTTTGTAGAAATATCGGCGCTGAAGAGAATGTTGATATGAGCCGTAGAGGCGCAGGATACATTAATGTCAATAACTTAGGTAACGGAAGAACGGAAGTTAGTTAGACTTTTTAAGTCCTTTATTCCAAGGCGGTGCAGTTCTATTCTGTGCCGCCTTTTTCAATTTAGCTTTGTGATCTTCAGTTAATGTTCTTCCTTTTTGTGCATCAGACGATCTTTTCTTTTGTTCATCGGTTCTAATTTTACCGGTTGTCTTTGCCACACGTTTAGCAATAGTCTCTTTTGATTGTGGACCCCTAGATCTATTTAACTCACCTATTCTTTTTTTATCTTCCTCAGTCCACATCTTTTTACCTTTATTCCAAGGTATTCGACCTTTACCGGCCTCACCAATTTTTTTCCTAACTTCTTCACTTTGTCTACCACCATCTCCAATTTCTTCTTTGAGATTAGCCCATTTATTGCTTTTGACAATATTCCAAAGATTAGTATAATATAATCCCCATTCTTTTAATTCTTCTTTAGATTGACATTCTCTTATAATTTCTGTAGTATAATCATATCCATGTTTTTCAAGATGAAGTTTCCAATATACTCCGGATCCTTTATACTTGTGAGGATCAGTCGATGTTGTAAATCCAAAATATTTTAGCCCAGTTAAATTATGGGTCTTTACATAAAGCGTGTAAATAATCATGCTGATAGTTCCTTATAAACTGTTAGAGCCAGTGGATCCTGCAAGATCGCGATTGGCACTTTTATTTATTCAGTTTCTTGACTTTTGTTAATTTTTAATATATAATAAAGATATGAATAAAACTTATCTTTTAATTGACACCGCTAATGTTTTTTTCCGGGCTAGACATGTAATGAGAGGCAGTACCGAAGATAAAGTTGGGATGAGTATCCACACAGTATTAAGTAGTGTACGCAAAGCATGGCGTGATTTCAAAGGCAATCATATCATCTTCTGTTTAGAAGGGCGGTCTTGGCGTAAAGATCATTATGCTCCTTACAAACGTCAGCGTAGTGATGCCCGTGCCGCACAGTCACCTCGTGAGCAAGAAGAAGACCGTGTATTTTGGGAAACTTTTGATGAGTTCAAAGATTTTGTCATAAACAAGACCAATTGCACCGTCCTACAAAATCCACAATTAGAAGCAGATGATTTGATTGCAGGTTTCGTTCAGGCACACCCAAATGATAACCACGTGATTATCTCAACAGATGGAGACTTTGCACAACTCATTGCGCCAAATGTAAAACAGTATAATGGTGTAATGGAAATTACAACCACACATGAGGGATACTTCGATGCCAAAGGTAAACCTGTCATTGATAAGAAAACTAAACAAGTCAAAGCCGCGCCGGATCCGAGCTGGTTATTATTTGAGAAGTGTATGCGTGGAGACACATCCGACAACATCTTTAGTGCTTATCCAGGAGTTCGTGAGAAAGGGACAAAGAATAAAGTTGGTCTCCGTGAGGCCTTTGCCGACCGAGACAGTCGCGGATATTCTTGGAACAATATGATGCTTCAGCGTTGGTCCGACCACGAAGGCGTTGAACATCGTGTTATAGATGATTATAATCGTAATGTTATTTTATGTGACCTTACTGCACAACCAGAAGAAATTAAAACTTTGATTAAAGAAACTATCACAACTGCTACTACAGCAGAAAAAAATATTCCACAAGTAGGTATAAGATTAATGAAATTCTGCGCCGCTTACGACTTAAATAAAATTAACGAGCAAATTGAAAGTTATGCTGAACCATTAAATGCGAGGTATACATTATGAATTCAACAGCTAAGGTATTAGTTCCTAACCAAGAATGGTTAGTTACAGACAATAATAAAAAAATTGGTGCTATATCAAAGAGTAAAAAAGGTTATGTTTTTTATCACAAAGGTAAGCCCATAGGATTTAAAAATCTTAACGAAATGAAAACACAGTTAGGTATTGCCCTTTTTGAAGAAGGTATCAAAAAAGTCAAAAATGAATCTGTGGATAAAAATTATAATATCTACGATTATCCTTGTAGTTCAAAACCTTACGAACCTGTATATAGTGTAAAAGAAAAATTACCACTATATGCTAAAAGTTTAAAAAGTAAAAGTCGTTACTGTGCTGGTCATTATATTATTAAATTCCGTAAAGGTTGGGTAAAGAGCTACTGTCCTAAGTTGATTACACTTCAACGATATCCATATCATGGACCATTTAAGACTGAAATGGAAATTAAGACTTTGTTAAATACTATTAAATCATGAAACAACTTAATACATTACCTATTGAAGATTTCTTAGAAAAGGCTCGAATTGCCATTAAATCTAATCAAAAGAATCTTACTCTTAGTATAAAAGATGTCACAGATCTTCAAAATAGTCTAAGTACAGTAATGACACGCCTAGCAGGTGAATTAGATCAAATTGCCGCAAATTCTCAAGAAGAAACAATAGTAATTAAAATGGATGGCGGCGGTTTTTGATTTAATCTAAGATAAATATATACGCACTTTTGGAGCGTATAATGTCTAGGCCAAAGCCAAATATCCTGTTAGAAATAACCAACAAAAAAACTTACAAGACTGATCAGGTTTTAGAGGCTGAAGCTATTTGGGCAGTATTTTATCAAGACAAGCCTATCAACCTCAAGACCAGCAGTATTGTTGCTCAACAGTTAGGTCCAAAATATAAAAAGATATCTTTTAGTAATTCTGGACATGCTTACAATCTTGCAGAAAAACTCAACAAACAATTCAACACACAAGACTTTAGTGTTTACAAATTAACCACAGGGGAAAAGGTGTATCCATAAATAGTTTACTATGGATCAAAAGATTGACATCACAAAATATGTTGCAGAACAATCTGGATTACCTACTGACGCAAAATCACTGAAAAAATGGACTGCACAATGGTGGTGCAATCCTAGACAAAAACCCAAAGGCGGACTTAAATTGACCGATGAGGGATTTGCTAGACTTACTACTCAATTTAATTGTCATAAAATAACATTAGAAGAACCGATTGAGTACACCAATCAAATGATCCTACGATTTGATAATTGGATAACATGTCCTTGGTATATAACCAATAAACATATATACGTATTCAATGATAAAACGGCTGTAGAACTAGTGTTGTTTTCCGGCAATGTTAGAAGATTTTTTTCTGCTAAGGCAATGTCACTTGACAAGACTGCATAAATCCTGTATAATTAATACATATTAAAGCAAAACTACTTTAATATTCCAATTAATTTTTAAGAAAGAGTGTTATATGGCAGAGCATATTTCGTCAAATCGTACAGTTACTCCAAATGATGCAAAACGTAGTTTGCGTAAGTGTATTAAAATCCAACGCCCTGTATTCATGTGGGGTCCTCCAGGTATTGGCAAATCCGATATTGTAAAACAAATCGGAGACGAGCAAGGTCGTGAAGTTATCGATGTTCGTTTGTCATTGTGGGAGCCTACAGATATTAAAGGTATTCCTTATTACAATAGCAATGCCAACACAATGAGTTGGGCTCCTCCTGCAGAATTGCCCACTGATCCAGAATCAACTGCTATTCTGTTCTTAGACGAGTTGAACTCTGCGGCACCTGCTACACAGGCGGCAGCTTTCCAATTGGTGTTGAATCGTCGTGTAGGTACTTATGTATTGCCAAAAGGTGTTAGTATTGTTGCCGCAGGTAATAGAGAAACTGATAAAGGCGTTACTTACAGAATGCCTGCACCGTTGGCAAATCGTTTCGTTCACTTGGAATTGAAATCAGACTTTGAAGATTGGCAAGAATGGGCTTTGGCAAATAAAGTGCATGAGCAGGTTGTAGGTTATGTGGGCTTTGCTAAAAATGATTTGTACGACTTTGACCCAAAATCTAGTTCACGTGCATTTGCCACTCCACGTAGCTGGTCATTCGTCAGTGAGTTGTTAATGGACGATGACTTGCCAGAAGTTACATTGACAGATTTAATTGCAGGTGCAATTGGAGAAGGACTGGCTGTTAAGTTTATGGCACACCGTAAAGTTGCCAAACAAATGCCCAAGCCCGAAGACATCCTATCTGGCAAGATTAAAAAATCTGAAATCAAAGAGATTTCCGCTATGTACTCATTGACAGTTAGCCTGTGCTATGAACTCCAAACTGCACACCAAAAGAAAATCAGCAATTGGGATGCAATGGCAGATAACTTCTTTGGTTATATGATGGATAATTTCCCAACTGAACTAGTAGTGATGGGAGCGAAGACAGCCCTCACAAATTATCAGTTACCGTTCGATGCCAGCAAGTTAAAGAACTTTGATCGCTTCCACGAGAAATATGGCAAATTTATCATACAGGCTATGGAATAACTTTAAGGCCCTTAGGGGCCTTTTTTACTTGCATTTTATCTAGAATTCATGTATAATATACTATATACAGTAACAAACAGGAGCGCACTGAATGTCTAAAATAATGAAAGCAGAAAAGACTGCTAAAATTGAGAAACGAGAATTTTCTCAGGTTGAAAAAAATAAAATTATTGAAAAGTTGACTACAGCTCGTATTGGTTTGCTGTTGCGTCATCCTTTCTTTGGCAATCTTGCTACACGCATGAAATTAATCGATGCCACAGATTGGTGCAATACACTTGCCACAGATGGTCGTAACTTTTACTACAATAACGACTTTGTCAACAAATTGACTCCTAAACAAGCCGAGTTTGGATTTGCACACGAAGTATTGCATAACATCTTTGACCATATGGGTCGTAGGCAAGATCGAGATCCTATGCTCAGTAACATTGCCGCGGACTATGCCGCTAATCAAATTCTAAAAGATGAGCGGATTGGTGAAGTGCCAGATTGGATTAAA